TTGATCTTGTTCCTGTTGTACTTTCAGGAATAAGGCTAGGTATGGTTAGCTTTGATGATTCTTTTGCTTCTCTGTCAAAAGTAGACCTTGCACTTTCTAATTGTGCATACCTACCAGCAGCAGTTTGCCCTTGTCCAGAATAAACCATTACCTAAGCCTTGCTTTATTACTTGATTGGCCTCTCGCAGGTGTTCCTGTTATTTTAAGATCATTTGGTGATCTTCCTTTTGCACTCATATTTCTAAGACCTTGAGCATATCTTTCATCTGATCTTCTTTTCTTTAAACGTGCTGTTACTTTTGAAGTATCAATAGGATCTGTAACTCCTCTTTGTCTGCCAGTAACAGTAGGAGCATCATTCCTTGGTGCTTGGCTTTGTATAACAGCTTGAGATGCTTGCCTTCCGATACACATAATTAATACCTCAGATCACTAGACATTGTTACTGGAATCCTTAATGTATCTGTACCAGTAGGTTTTCTTTTGCGTTCAGTTTTAGTTTTAGTACCTTGCCCTCTGTCTGAACCAACCTTTACAGTTTGTGCAGTTCTTTCTGGTGCAGGTGCTGTTGGCCTTGGAGGTGGTAAAGCTGGTGGCCTTGGTCTTCTTGGTGGACACATAGTTAGTTTTCCAAAACTGAATTAGTGAGCATGGTTTCTTTCTGTCTTGATTGTTGCTCAATTAAATAATCAACAACATATCGTTGCCCTGCCCTATACCATATCTCTCTATCAGATAAAGACAAGTCGGGATGACGATTAGGAAAGATTTGATCTAAAGCAAAAATCAATTCATCTGTGATAACTGGTAGTTTTTCAGATGCCATGCTTTAAAACATTTATAAATAGTATAGTTCAAGTTTAGTAATAAAGTACAGCGTGTTTATATTTATTTGATGAAGAGCTATTTTTATATTATATGTTAGTCTGTAGATAGCAAGGAGTGGTTACCTTGTTGCAACGCTAAGAAAACCTCAAGGGTGTGGTTCCTCTTGGGGTTTTCTTTATGGAAATCTATGTTATATTGTTTATTAAGCAATAGACCCATTAACGTGTCATTAACTTGACCTCCGCTCTGTTGGATAGATCTGTTGCCTACTAAGTAACCAGACCCATTATTCAAACAGTTAAATCTGTTACTGCTCTGACGGAGCGTCAGTTGCTTATAACAAAGAAGCACTAACAACCCATGCTACTGCGTTGTTGGTGCTTTCTTTTATGGGTTCCAAAGTTTTACTTCACCTGTATTGTAATCATAATCTCCTTCTCGCAATATCCTTGTAAGTCTTGCGTTCAAGATAGCATCAGCAATCGTGTAACCTTTCTTAGTATATGTCTCCTGTACCTTAGACCATAGTGCTTCTTTAGTATCAGGTGTATTAGCTAAAGTCTTTGAAGCTGTAACCATACCCATACCTTTGATACCTAGTATTCCGTCACCAGCATCACCAGCTAACGACATCTCAAACCAATGCCTGTCTGCTTTCTTATTGGTGATATGTTCTATCGAATCATCAGCTATAAGTTTGCATGGTAGTGTTCTCATATCTTTATCAACTGAAACTATTATTGGGTCTTTATATCTGCCATTGGTAGCAAGCAAACCAAGTACGTCATCACCTTCTAGGTTTTCATAGGCAACAGTTTCATATCTTTCTTTTACTTCTTTGATAACACTCTTGAGTGCAAGTGGTTTACGTTTACCTATCCTGTTGATCTTATACTCTGGAAATATCTCATGTCTAAATGTAGGGTAAGAAGTAAAGCACATAACTATGTCATGCTTGCTGTCAGCAATACTTCTATAAACATCTATTCTGTTTTCTATCAGATTAAGTATGTCTCTTTCATCTGAATGTAGAGTATGCTCCCAATCATTCCATCTTGTGTCTTGTTCACAGGCACAGCAAGAATTGTAGATCAACCAATCAGCATCAATAAGTAAGGTCATAGCTAAATAAAATCCTCATAGACAACAAGCCGACCTGTCTTCTGGTCGTACAATAATTTATCTACTTCTCCTGTCATACCAGTATGTCTTGATTTCAACACCTTTAGCTGTAATCGCTGTCTCTCACTAGCTTCTCCTGTCTGGTTTCTTGATGCAGATAACACGACATCAGATAACTGAAGAAGACTATGCGATCCTCTCAAATCTGAAGTATCCACATCTCTGCCCGACTCATGGGATTGTCCTTGTGGTCTGCGTAAATGACTGACCAATACAATAGCTATACCAGTTGCTTCACTTAAACTTCTAAGCTTGGTCATTATTATATCTATTGCTTTGCGTTCATTATCTAGTTCAAGACCAGACAAGACTATGCTTATGTGATCTAGTATGACTACCTTCACTCCATCAACAGTAGCTAAGTATCTTATCTGTTCTAGTAATACATCAGGTTCAAGACTTCCGAAGTGGTTGTATAAAAAAAGATTGCGTGTTGATGTGAGGTTATCAAACGCAATCCGCAGATCATCTTTAGTTATGCCATCTTCATTTAAGTGCAAAGGAATGTTCAAGTCAATACCTACAAGACCTTGAAGAGTTCTTTGTACTGATTCTTCTAACCCAATATATCCAACTTTAATTTTTCTTTTTAGGAAATGGTGGCATAGCTCCCTGCATATTGTGGACTTACCTGCACCACTAGCACTAGCTACTGTAAAGATCTGGCTTGGAAACAAACCTCTTGTGTATTCGTTCAGCTTTGGAAATGGAAAGTCTGATACAGGCTTACTTGTTTCTTTGGTAAACAAATCCCAAGCGTCTGCCGCATTAATAAGAGAGTCAGGTCTTACAGGTCTAGCTTTCCATAACCTGTCTTTAACTAGCTCACTTTCTCCTGATACAAGATGATCGTTAACGTCATTACGATCTAGTCTTGCTATAGCAACTTTACCTCTTGGTAATACCTCCATACATTTTTCTGCCGCTTTGTTACCTGCTTCGTCATTATCAAAACAAATAACGATACGACAAAAACTATCAAGCCATTTGTAATTTGCCGCTAAATATTTTGCCGCCGACTGTACCCCCGAAGGTATAGATACACAGGGAAACTTATTACCTTGTATCTGACTAGCACTCATGCAATCTATCTCTCCTTCACATACAGTTAAAAAGACAGAACCATTACCTCCATGCTGTCTCCATAAATGCTGACCCCATAGCTGTACCTTTGACATATCTCCTATCCATATGAACTTCTTATCTTGAAAGCGTATGTGCTGTGCAACATCATTACCTTTTTGATCTTTGTATGTAGCTACTTGTACTGGTTGCCCTCTGTACTCTGCCTGTCCATAACCAAATAGTTCTGCTGTTTCTTTAGTTATTCCACGCTTGGGTAAAGCTATCGGTGTTACCTTCAACAGCTTTGGGTTTGGTTTATATATAGGAATAATGTTGGTGGTCACTTTCTTTTCTTTTTTGTTTGGGTAGTAGGTGTAGCCACAGTCCATAGTGAAGCAATGGTGGTGTCCATCATCAAAGACTGCACAGTTTTTTTTACCGCACTCAGGGCAAACTATTTTGTTTTTGTATTGGCTCTTCATACCAATCATCAGGAATAAATTTGTCGCAGTATTGGAACCCATGTCTCTCACACCACTTGGCATAAGAGATAGAGTTCTTGGCTTTGGATAGTTTGGTTCTGCTATTTTGAAAACAGAACCTTATATCTAGGTCGGGTCGTTTCTCCTTAATTGCAAGATGCTTGCGTCTATCTTCTTTCGAGAAGTAGCCTTTCGTTTCCACAATAAAATTGTTGAGGATAAAGTCAGGGCGATAGGTGCAAGTGATTTCATAGTCAATGCTGAGAGTTTCATAAGTAAAGATAATTTTCTTTTTGTTTAAGTTGTCAGCAAATTGACTTTCAAATTTACTCTTGTATTTAGAAGTCGGCTGCTGTTGACGCAGTACTTTTTTCTTCATAACTACTCGGTGGTGCTGCTTCAAAGTCTGGGCTGCCTGTCCACTCAACATGATTTCTAACTATGACTTGTAAAGGTTGGCATCTGATACCAACACCATTAGCACCTGCGTCATAGCCACTACATTTCATAGACATCTGACCTTCTGTTAAAGGACTAATTTGTTCATACTTCTTTTTTTCTTCGTCTGTCATAAGACGTAGAGGGTCTTCATTAGCCCAGAAAGTAACAGGTGGATTAGTCCATACATCACCATTTTGTTTTATACCACCAGACTTTTTACTTGCTCTAATTACAAGATAATCACCTTCAAGAAAGTAAGGCAAAGAAGGTTCGCCATGTTTGTTTTTGGTAAGAGTAAACTTTCTGTCTGGATAGTGTTGTTTTAATGCAACCTTCCATCTATCAAGCAACCCTTCTAGTTGTTCAAAGATGTGTTCAACTGCATCAACTTCTCTACCCATTTCATCTTTCATCATTATGCCTTTCTTGATAAGACATTCTGCTTTATATTTCTTGACACCCTTGTACTCGTCAGGGGTTACAAGATATGAATACCTAAAATTGGTAGGGTCAGGTGTGACTATCTTAATAGTCTCAGGCTTGAGTTCTTCCATGTTTGTACCTTGGTTTGGTTTCCGTTTTAATGCGTCTATAAAAGACGTTCCTTAACTATACCTTGATCTCTTGCTATGTAAATATATATGGTGCTGTCAACACATCTGTAATATTGTAGTCTCCCATATCTAGTGCTGAAGGTAACTTGCTAGTATCACTTAGTTGTTGTGTTGTTTGGTGGTATAAATTATCTAAATTGTTGTCACTATAAATGTTAAAGAAACTTTGCTTTACACATTCAATAAACCTTTGAAGCTCACTAGCAGGGCTTCCATAACAGTCGTGGATAACGCAAAAGTTTTTTAATCCATGCTTGCTTGCTTCTACTAAACTCATGTGACAATGTGCCGCATCAAGACTATGAATATAATTACTAGGAAAACCCTGTGCCTGTCTACGTTTATCCACCTTTGTAGTATCTGGTTCAGCTAGACTTAGCCTGACACTTGAGTTACTTAGTTTAGTCTTTACTCTTTTAACATCATTCTTGTAGTAATTCTGTTGTACAAGAAACCCTGATGGTGTATGCCAAGAGATAGGTTTATTCTCTTTGTTGAAACATAAAGCTGTAGTCTGCAAGTACTTTAATACTTCATAACTCTCTGGGGTTACATACTTAACTGCCTGTTCAATCATGGTTGCCAGATAAAAATTATTCTTAAAATTTTTTGCGATAAAAACATTTTCATTTACAAAATATTTTTCTATGTAGTTTGCTATGCCGAATGTTGTTGAGTTATATGGAATCATTAGTACAGGTTTTTTTATAAACTTTCTTGTCAACTTATCTTTTTGTGCATACCAGATTGGTGCTTGCTCAGACTTGTCATACTTCAGTAGCATCAACAGAACATCAAGTATTTGTTTATATAAATCTTGTGGTTGTTTAACATTTTGTAGGTTAACTTTGTTAGCTAGATGTTGATTAGATATAAGACCTGCTATATGTTGATACCCATTGTTTGTACCATCAAGACAGCAAACATGGTGAGATACATACCCATACCCTTCGCATTGAAACTCACACCACTCTTTACACCAAGCAAGAAACTGGAAAGGTTCTTTTGCTTTACCCCATATACCAACATTACCTATCGGGTCTTTGTAAACTTCTTCTGCTAGATCAGTTCCTTCTATGTAAGCCCACTCAAGTCGTTCCTCATAGGTATGTTTATTCATACCCCAATGGTTTGCACCTGCTATAGCTAACCAGTTCAAGTCTTGCTTAGTCTTTATCTCTGCACCTTCATGAAATCTATGAAGCCCTCTAGCTATGTCATTACCTTGTGGGTGGAAGTGTGCAGTTAGTGGGTACATACGACCAGTAAAATCAAATTGATAAACGTGAAAAAATTTTTCGTCACAATATCTTTTTGCTGTATCAATCATAGATAGTATCTGATACCTCTTGACCATATTCTGATGGTTCATATCATGGATTAAAGAAGCTAAGTATCTCCACTCTTTTCGTGCTTGCTTATTGGTATCTATATCGAGTGGTTTTGTTGGCAGTTCTGCAAGCTCTCTATCAATCAATGAACCAACCTCTATTCGTTCCTCCCAACAGTATTCAAGAGTTTCTAATACAAACTGATTTACACCCCAAGCTGTCTGACTCGCCAGAGTTAACGCTTTCAGACTTGTTGTTAAGTCTTCTCCTCGTAGTGTGTTTAGGTAGTCTTGATTAGAACTCTTGATTGCTTTTGTTTTTAGTCTGTCTGTAAAGTAACCACCGCTATCTATTGAAGTCCACTCTCTTGGTACATCAAGACAAGGTAGGTAGATAGGAAAGGCCGCAATCCTATTTGATCTACCCTGTCTTATATATTTCATAAACCTTTCAGTAAAGACTACATAGTTTGTTGTACCTTTACCTACCTTTTTGTTTATAAGGTTGACCATATTTATTTTTATCATTATCAACTCGATCAACTTCAGCCCAACACTAAGTTTATTACCCCTTGTCCAAGTCTTAAAGTCATGGCCTTTACTGTTCATGTGATAGACCATAAGGTTTCTTTTGTAGCCTTCGTTTTTGGTATCTCTGGTATGTTTCTTTATGTTCTTAAAATGTTTAGGGTCTAGCTCTTCAAACTTAGTAAACCTAAGTTCGTCTTCTAGCATCTGCCCTATCTTGAGTGCAGTAGATACAGTTGTCTTTAACTGCGAAGCATTATCTAGTAATACTTTGAAAGCAATAAAGGCAACTACATCTACGTCTGGGAACTGAGAAAGAAACAAAGCAGAGACAGCTTTGACTCCTACCTTACCGCTAAGACTTTCATCTATATGTTCTTGTATTGCTTTGCTTAACTTCTGTAGTCCTGACTCTATGATATTGCGAGCATAATAGTTCTCGGACTCCCTGCCCTTCTCTATATTTTTGTTTTGTTTACTGATCTTGTTATAGGCTGAGATGCTAGAGATACTTTGCTCTAGCTCTAGTTGTTTCTTACTTGGTTCTGTCATTATATTTTTTATCTAAAATTTTTAACATTTCAATTAGAAATCCATGAGTAGCTTTAAGTCTCATGTATTGCGTTTTATTATTTTCTGATGCTTGCATATACATAGTCATCATGCTATTTATCATGTCTTCGTGTGCTTTTCTTTCAAGTTGTTCGGGTGTTTTTTTTGATCTTGGCATTAGTTCAACACCTCCACTACAGAGTGCAAAGCCTTTGGTGCTAGGTGTGCATAGATCATGGTGTTCTCTATGTCCTCATGCCCTAGCCAATCCTTAACTAACAGTATCGGTACTCCTCTTTGTACTAATCTGCTGGCGGTGGTGTGTCTACATAAGTGCAAGGTATAAAACTTCTTATCGGCATAGCCTAAGTCTTTCCTAGCCTTTTGCCAGATAGCATTTAGTTCAGAGTAGTTATATAAAAAAACTTTATCGAAATCTTTTAGACCAATACAATGATTAGTTAAATTATCTCTTACTCTGTTAGTCATGGGTACAGCTACAGCTTGATCGTTCTTTCTATCATTGAAGTTGATTTGGTTGTTGTCAAAGTCAACAAATCTTTTTTCAAGTCCTAGTAATTCATTTACTCTGCAACCTAAATCAATAAGACATTCAATAATATCTTTTACTGCTTTGTATTTATGTTCAACTAAATAATCAAGCAATTCTTTTTCCATATCAGCAGTAAGATAATGAACCTTGCTGTTCTTTGTTGGTCTAGGTTTTGGGAACTTAATCATCTCAATAAATCCGTCTTCCTCCATCTCTTGAAGTACGACTCTCAGGTAGCCCATCTTCTGATTGATTACTGCATTACTATTCTTGTGTTCAGCTTTAAGAATATCCATCATCTTGTTGACCATAGGTCTAGTAATTTTATTTACTGGTAAATCCCCTAGTGCTTTGATGTTGTGCTTCATTCCTATCAAGAAATTAGTAGCAGATTTAGTTCCGTTCTTTCTTCTTTTATATACAACTCTAGTTGCTTCAGAAAGTTTGAGCATTTTTCTTTTCATAGTGGTTCGTTAAAGGTTTTTTTCTAGGTCATCTATCATTTCAAGATAGCCCTGTTTACCAAAGGCGATAAGATCAGGGATTGTATATTCTCTTGTGGTAAATCTATGTCCACAAGAAAGACACACCCTACGTCTATAGACATAAGGTGTGATGCTTTTGTTTCGGAAGCCTTTAGTAAGTTCAGCTTTTCTATAAATAGTTTCACGAACTTTGATGTCTAGGCTTTCGCATTTAGTACACTTCATTGTTCTTCCTTTGGTGGCTCGAACCACTTATCAAGTTTCTTTTTAATCTTGCGTAAGTTTTCCATAGTCTCAGGACTTGCTCTGCGACCATGTTCGTCTTCTCTTAAAACATCTTCGATCTCAATAAATTCAGTAAAGAATTTAACGATAGTTGATGATTGCATATAAGGTAAATTACATTCATCATCTGCATCATCTGTAAATGTAAGAAAGCCAATAGACTTATCTTCAAGATGTCCAGTTTCTAGAGGATTAAACTCTATTTTTTCCCAATGTCCGCTTGGATAAATGTGATGTGTGTGATTGGTTTTCATAGGTCTTGCTCCCAAAATTTGATAAGTTTTTTTAGTTCAGCTATCCGCTTCTTTGCGTTGGCTGTCTTCTCAGCTTTTCGTATGCTGATTTGTTTCAGCATGGCTTGAGTTTCTTCGTTGATCTCTTCCATAAAGTTCATACCTCCTCGTTTCGATAACTTGGATATTTAACAATTAAATTATTTGTTTTATATGTCATAGTCTCGATTGGATGACCTATAAAATCTTCTATTTGATTTATTAAATCATTTTCATCTTTGGCTTTCCATCTAGTACCTTTACATCTTTGATTTAAGACGTACTCTTCTTGTTGTGATAGTTGCCATTGTGGATCTCCATCTCCAATTTCACAGAGGTAAAGATCAATGTCAGTAACGTGGTATTTATTCATCTTCTTCCTCCTCTTCATAATCTTCCTCCACTAAAAATTTAACTTCAAATAATCCTTCTTCATCTTTACCGTATATGGTATCAAGTTTATGCTCTTCGATAAAGTCAGTTACTAATTTTTCTACCTTGGATCGTGGGTAGATTTTGTATTCAGTAGTTTTCATTGTGGTTCCTCCGTTTTAATTTGGTTGATTGTTTTAATGATCTCTTTTTTAAAGAGTTCAATAGACTCATTCATTGAAAGGTTGCCACCTTTATCATGTGGCAGGTTTATTGAATAAGATGTATCGGTAAGTCTTGCGGCCTTTGTGAGTATCTCATCAAGTTCTGCAAGTGTTTGCCATTGTGATCTAGACATGAGTTTTAAAAGCGTTGTTTGTTACATTTTCAGCTAACTTGTCAAGAAAAGTGTCACCTTCATCAAAGCTACCCATGTATGCACATACATGGTCATAACCTTGTGCTTGTTTCTCAACGTAAGAAAGAGAATCAAATCCTTCTGTCTTTTCAAGCTCTTCATTTTTAGCTAATTGTTTTTTCTCTTCTTTGGTGTAATCGTCAGGGTTTTTCTTTACAGCGATACAAGTTTCACTATAAAAAAACTTAATGCCTTCACCAAGAAGTAAGTAACAAAGATCTTCTAAACGTCTTTTGTCTGCTGTTGCAATCCTACATAACAAATCATATTGATCGTCAGGTAGTTTAATTTGAATTGTTTTAGTCATTGTGGTTCAAAGGTTTGTTAGTGTTTGATAGTTTAATTTAAGCATGATTAATAAAGTTCTTAAGAAAGATATACAAAAGAATTACTAAGCATACCCAAACAATTAAGGTAGTCATTCTTCATCTTCTCCTGATTCAATATCAGCTAGTGAAGAATCTTGTATTAATGCAAGCGTGTCATTAATTGCATCTTCAAATTCTTCAGAGTGGCCTATGTCTAACCCTATGTTGGTTAAGGCATCAAAGTATTCGTAAATAGTCAAGGTTTGTGGCTCCTGTAGTTTGGTTAATGGTATTTGGCATACCTGTATATAAGTATGCCAAAGGATAAAAGAAAAGTCAACCGCCAAAAGGTAAGTTTATTAGGGTTGACTTTGGTGAAAGGTTTATGAGCCTTTCAAGGAAGGCATTGAAGCCCTCCTAGAAAGATTCTAATTATCAGGTTCTAAAAATACATAGGTGCAATAATCTCCACCTAGTAAATTAGGGAGGTATGATATACCCCATTTAAAGTTGATGTCTTGTAATACATCTACACAATTAGTTAAGTTTAATTGCTTTAATGTTTCATCAATCAATTTTTCTTCATCTTCCTCTAATCCTGAAGCATCACCATTAGCTATGTATGAAGCCCAATAAATAGGAAGTTCTTGTTTAATTTCTTGCATAATTTAGTGGTTCTAAGGTTTAAATTTGAAAGGTTTGTGAGCCTTTCAAGGTAGGCTTATCAGCCCACCTAGAAAGAATCTTTATTCCTCGTCTAGCTCTGGCAACTCGTCTGATCTGTTAATGTTCTCAGCTACTTGCTGAAACCACTCTTGATCTTCTGAGTGCATATCTTTATATTCTTCTAATAGCTCGTCAAATGAGCCTTCCTTGCCCTCGTAAGGTGAAGTATAGAAAGAATATAATTCAAGTTGGTCTTGGTCGTTTGTTTCGCACATTGCAACCTGATATTCAGAGTTAGTAAGGAATACATAACCAGAGTTCATATTGAAAGCAACTTTTACTCCATTGTTTTCAAAGTCAATAGGTAATCCGTTTGTCTTCCAAGCTTCAAAGAGGTCTTGAGCTTCTCTCTGTTCTCTGTAACCAAAGTCAGCTAAGTCTTCGGTATAAGTTTTGTAAGTCATGTTGGTTCGGTTTGGTTTGTTTGGTTTGTAGAGTTTTAAGGACTCTTTAAAGCCTACTAAGTAAGCTTTAAGGAATCGTTAAATAAGTATGTCGGCTTCAAGTCCAGTTTGCTCTTTTACTAATTTGAATGTAAAGCCTAGAGTTTTTAAATCTTTTACATTCCATTTAGTAAGAGTCTTGTTGCCTGTCAAACTTTGCAAAGCATCTCTCTGTATTGGATCGACAATATCAATAAATGTATTGCCGTAAGCTTCACGAGTTTTAACTTTAATTTCTTGCATGGTTCTTAATTTGGTTTAAATGAAATCGGTTTGAATCCGATATTGATATCATTGCATATACTGTTGCCAATTGGTAGGCTTCAATAAAACTTTCTCTGTCTTCCCTTGG